TTAAGAAAAATCATACGAGAAGAAGTAAGATCAGCAGTCAAGGAAGAGTTACAAGACATCCTTAACGAAGCTGTTAAAACTGCCAGTACACCGGCTAACGGTATGCAAGCAGTGCCAAAAGGCCAATCCAAAAAATGGTCTGTAGGTAAAAGTGCAAGTTTAGATGAAATGTTAGGAAATACAAAACCTAAACAAACTAATATAAAATTTGCAAAAGATAAAAATATACAGTCAATGTTAGAAATGACTAGACAGTCTATGACTGGTGAAGACTACCAACAGGTAATAGCTGGAGATTCAAGCATGGTTAAAAAACCTAACTTTGCCTCATCAGCTGCTACCAATATGGGAATGACAGGAGCACAGCCAGGAATAGATATTTCTAAATTAGACTTTGTTAAGAAAGCAAAATCTGTACTAGATGCTTCTTACGCAAAAGATAAACAAAAGTAGATAAATGGCTTTTAACGTAAAAAGAATAGACCCGTTAGATCTACAGCCTAGAAAAGCTGTGGGTATAGATTTACCATTTTCCGGTACCGGTGTATTTAATCTTACGTACGTAACAAAAGATGCATTAAAAGCAAATTTACTTAATTACTTTCTCACAAATAAAGGGGAAAGATTTTTAAACCCTGGTTTTGGATCTAATATAAGAAAACAGCTTTTTGATAACATATCTGAAGAAAAATTAAAATCTATAGAAATACAAGTAGAAGAGGATTTAAAAATATATTTCCCTAAAGTAGTACCTACAGCCGTAAATTTAGCATCAGATCCCGACACTAACACTATAGTATTTTTTCTAAGATATGCAATTTCAGATAGCAATATAGAAGACGAAGTATTAATAAACTTTGAAACATAATGGCAGAAACTAGAGATATAAAATATATAAACAAAGATTTCTCAGATTTCAGAAATCAACTAATTGAGTACGCGAAAAACTATTTTCCTGATACCTATAATGACTTTTCAGTAAGTTCACCTGGTATGATGTTTATAGAAATGGCATCATACGTAGGAGACGTTCTATCCTTTTATCAAGATACACAACTACAAGAGACATTTCTTACACATGCAAAGGATCCTAAAAATTTATTTAACCTTGCTTACTCTATGGGGTACAGGCCAAAAGTAACAGGAGTATCAGAGGTAGAACTAACACTAGATCAACTAGTAGGAGTAGATGGTAATTTTAACCCAGACTGGTCTACAGCAGCTTCTATTAATGCAAATTCAATTTTTAAATCAACTGATATATCACAGACTTCGTTTATATTAGACAAGCCTGTAGATTTTACTTATTCTAGCTCATTCGATCCTACAACAGTTATAATAAATGATTTAGATGGAAGCAATAGGCCTTCTCAATATAAATTATCTAAAAAAGTAAAAGCCTTTTCATCAGAGGTAAAATCACAAACCTTCTCTATAAGCAATGTTGAAAAGTTTAAAACAATCACCATCTCAGATACAAATATAGTAGGTATATTAGATATAACTGACGCAGACGGAGACATATGGTACGAGGTACCCTTTCTAGGTCAAGATACGGTATATGAAGATAGCAGCAATGGTAGTTCGGATTCGAACCTAGCCCCTTATGTACTTGCAATTAAAAAAGTACCTAAAAGGTTTGTTTCAAGATTTTTATCAAACGGAGACTTACAAGTACAGTTTGGCTCAGGTACACTAACCAGCGACGATTCTGTTATACTCCCTGATGCTACAAACGTAGGTAATGCTACAAATCAAGGTATTAATAGACTTTTTCACGCATATGACCCATCAAACTTTTTATATAGTAAAGCATACGGTATAGCACCTACATCTAATCTTACTGTAAGATACCTTAAAGGAGGTGGAGTAAGTGCAAACGTACCAGCTAACACAGTTACGTCTATAGTCACTATAGGAGGTACCAATACAGGTACTGTAACTGTCAATAACGATATACCAGCAGAAGGCGGTAGAGATGGAGATACTGTAGATGAGTTGAGAGAAAATTCCCTAAGGTCTTTTAACGAGCAAAGCAGAGCTGTAACTTTACAAGATTATACAGTAAGAGCATTAGCACTTGATAGTAGATATGGAAGTGTAGCTAAGACCTTTGCCACTCAAGATCAATTAGTTAACTCTAACATCGATACTGTTTCTATAAAAGATAACAATCCACTATCTATAGCTCTGTATGTATTAGCTTATGATAATGAAGGTAAACTAACAACAGCTTCACCTACTCTCAAGAAAAATCTTAAAACCTATTTAAGCGATTATATAATGCTTACAGATAGTGTACTTATAAAAGATGCTTACGTAGTAAATATAGGAGTAGAATATGAAATTATTATTAGACCTAACTATATTAGTAGAGATGTTCTATTAGCATGTAATATAAAATTGCAAGAATATTTAAAGATTCAAAAAAGAAGTATAAATCAATCAATTAACCTATCGGACTTATATAGAGAATTAGATAAAGTAACAGGTGTTCAAACAGTTCAGAAAATAGAGATAAAGAATAAACAAGGAGGTAACTATTCACAATATGCTTACGATGTAAAAGGAGCAACAAGAGACAATGTAATATACCCTTCTTATGATCCTTGTATTTTTGAAGTAAAGTACCCTAACGCAGATATTAAAGGAAGAATAACAACACTATAAAATGGCAGTATATAAATTATTTCCCGATAAAGATAGCTTTATATTCACAGAAGTACCTACAGCAAATGCAGGATACGATGAAATGTTAGAGCTCGGTTCTTACCCAGTACTTGAAGTAGGACAAACGTCAAGATTTCTTATTCACTTTAGTGACACTGAAATAGCAGATGTTATAGATAATAAAATAGGTAACACTAATTTTAGTGCTAGCCTAAACGTAAAGATAGCAACAGCATACGAAACACCAGCGTCACACTCTGTACATGCTTACCCTGTATACCAATACTGGGATGGAGGAGTAGGTAAATACGGTGACCTACCTTTCGATAAATCAGGATGTACCTGGAGATATGCTACAGCAGAAAATACTAACTCATGGACTCTACCTCATAATTCAGTATCAATGTCATCTGGGGTTACTGGTTCCTATAATGCTACTTACCTAGGAGGAGGAAACTACTATACAGGATCAGGCGGGTATAATCTACATACATCTCAGTCTTTTGAAACTAACGATAATTTAGATTTGAATATAGATGTAACCAACGGTACGCTTCTACATTATACAGGCTCTATTATAAACAATGGATTTTTAGTTAAGTTTGATGACGGTATGGAGTTTTCATTAACTTCTTCTATAAAACATAAGTACTATAGTGGGGATACTAATACAATTTACCCTCCTACTCTTGATATTAAATGGGACGATAGCTCATATGTAACAGGTAGTTTAAACGTACTGTCTACAACTGATGCAGTAGTAAACCTTACAAACAACAAAGGTAATTATCCTGATATCTCCAAACAGAGATTCAGACTACTTGCAAGACCTAAATACCCGACTAGAACATTTACTACAAGCTCTATATATAAAACAAACTATGCTCTTCCATCTCAATCTTTTTGGGGACTAAAAGATGAGTATACAGAAGAAATGGTAGTACCATTCGATAGTACTTATACAAAAGTTTCATGTGATAGTACCGGACCTTATTTTGATTTATGGATGAGCGGACTACAACCAGAAAGGTACTATAGAATTTTAGTAAAGACAGAATTAGACGGAGCAACAACAGTTATTAATAATGACGCAACTTTTAAAGTGGTAAGAAATGGCTAATATACAACTTAAAAAAACTGTATATAAAAAAGATGATTTTGAAAAAGCAGTAGATACTGAATTTTCTACTTTTGTTGACCCTATAGCTGTCGTAGATAATGACACAGTTGAAGAATTATTTAGAATATATAATAAGCTTTTTTATGAAATACCTGTTGAAGGTGATATTAACTCTCATAGGTACATTATAAATGAAAGCTCAAAACTTATTACATCTACAGAAGATCTTGAAAGTATACAACCACTATTAGATGAGATAGCACAATTAAGAGAACAGCTTTTAGTAACAAACCAGCAATTAATAGAAGTACAAACAGAGTCTATAGAGAATGCCGCAAATTAAGTACAACGTTTTAAACGTCGACCCAATTGGTCTAGAAAGAATATCAACAGAAGATGCTTCTGTAATAGATAATTTTTCTGTAAACTCTCTATTCAATTTCCAAAAAAATAAAATAGAACTTCACATCTACTCGACAGATAAAATACTTTTAGATTCTGTCTATAACTATGTTAATATAACTAACATAAATTTAGGATCATCAGTAGGTAAAGACGGAGCTTCAGAAGTACTTTTAAATCCTACAGAAGATGCTATTAGATATGAATATGCTAATGGTGGGATTATTACTGTCTATAACTTTTTAAATGATCTATATAGCGAGACAAATGCACCGGTTGACTTCTACATAAACGAAATTTCACCTGATAGAACAGAGTTAAAATTAATTACTACAAAACTAGATAATGAAGAAGTAGTAATGTATACAGATAAAATCGCTGAAACGTTATTATCTCAAAATTACTATAATGATTTTAAACTTAATTTCAAAGACAATAAGATTATAACAGCAGTTAATATTAAAACTCAAGATTATAAAGAGTTCAAAACTGTTGTAGTAAAGCTATATGAACCTCTACCTCAAGATATTGAAGTAAAAACTTTCCTAAACATTGAAGAAGCAATATCAGATAATATAGGTTATGAAATTCAGTCCGTAGTAGTAAGTGACGAGATTAAAGTACCTTATCTAAAAGGACCTAATTTCAATACAAAAGATATAGTAAATGATTTAACAGTCCCCTCTCAGTTTTTAAATTATGATGAACTGTTTAACTTTAATAATATTAATTCTTATAGAGAGCTAAAATCAGCTTTTGCAGAAAACAGTGCAAATTTAAGTATAGACTATTCAAATTACAATGAGTTTGTACATTATAGTTCTGCAGAAAATAGATTATCTACTTTTAAATATAAACTTGATTTAATTGAAAATTACCAAACAAGCATAGACGAAATAGAAAGCGGTACCTCCACAGAAGGAGGAATAAGTGGAAGTAGAGAACATTATAAAAGTTTAATAGATAAAATTATTACAAATTTTGATCACTTTGACAGACATCTTTACTATGAAAGTGGGTCTACATCTTGGCCTAAAGTTAATAATATTAAACCGTATATAAACGCTACCGGCTCAGCAACCGGATCATGGTACGGAGAAAACCTTATATCGTCTTCTAATCACGACTTAGTTAACGTTAACCAGCTTACTGACGCTATACCTAGCTATATTGTTGATGATCAAGACAACGCACCTTATCTATCTTTTGTAAAAATGATAGGTCAGCATTTTGATAACATATGGATATACTCTAAGGCAGTTACGGATAAGTATGATGCAGATAATAGAATGGACAAAGGAGTATCTAGAGATTTAGTTCAAAACGTTCTAGCAAGTGTAGGGGTAAAACTACACACAGATAGCAGATCCTCTGATAATTTATTTAGAGTATTCACTGGACAACTATTTGATACAGGGAGTGAAAATATAAACACTCTAGTAAGTGCTTCTAATAGTGCTATATCTGAAGAACTATACAGAAAAGAAATTTATAAGAGGATATACCATAACTTACCTTTGCTTCTTAAATCTAAAGGTACAGAAAAAGGATTAAGAGCCCTCGTAAACACATTTGGAATCCCTACCCTTAACACTTCACAGTCAATCTCAAGCATGATGATACGAACTGGAGGAGGAACTAATACTTTGCAAGATATAAACGTTGGAAACTTTACAGCAATATCATCTTCATTAGGTAAGATAAGAATAGATGATACAGGTAGTCTGGTAGAAGGAAATACTCTTTCGAGGTATACTTCTATAAATAAAAGAAATAATAAGTACACACACGATATTAATAGTATTGAAATTGGCTACTCTCCTACAGACGTATTAAACGAAAAAATAATAGAATATTTGAATACATTATAGAATGGCTTATAATATAGATCAATATATCGGAGACCCAGATTACGCTTTTTCAGGAAGTTATGAAGCGCTATTTTCTAGTTCAGAAGGTATCTTTGATATTCTTATAACTGGGTCAAATAACTTACAAGATTTTACTAGGGTTATGAAATTCTACGATAACGTAGTATTTAAAACAGTAGAAGACTTTACACCGGCTCGTTCTAATATTAGTACCGGGATAGTAATTAAGCCTCATATATTAGAAAGAAATAAAATAAAGCAAGTCGAGGTAGGAAGCGCAGGAGATATTACTTTAACTGGGTCTATAGATAGTGGTAGCAGAAGCGGAAGTCATGCTGGATCATTTGGTTCAACAGATCAATACTCTTCAGCATATAGTGCATCTATAGTAACACCAGATGGATTAGCAACCTATACATACCATAATCAAGAAGAAGCTAAGTACGATGGGGAACTCTCAGGAAGTAATATAGTCAACTCTACTGGAGAACTAAACATAGTAAATACATACAAATACGATACATCCGGTAACTCAACGTTTAAGTATTTAATTATAGAAGAGTCTTTTAACTGTGATTTCGCCATAAGTGGATCACAACTAAGTGCACCAGCTCCTACACCAGT